TCATAATACCCAACAAGCCCCGTGTCCATACCCATAAGAAGCTTATAAGTATTTTTATCTAATTTATGATAAGTCTCGTTATAAAACGGATTTAACTTAGAATTTTTAACTGAAAAAGAACAATCATTTTTAATACCGCTTTCAGGGTTACATCCTATAACATCTTGAAAGTAATATTTTCTTTTAGATACATTACCATCTAAAACAATCCAACTAAGCCAATAATCTTTACCACACTGGTTTATTCTTTTTTCAATTTTCTTTTTAATACCAGCATTAGAAATAGAAGCATAATAATGATCTTTAATTTCAAAAAATTGCATAAATATTGTCATTATAACAAATATTTGAATACAAGCACTCACAAGAGGGCACCATAACTTATTTTTTATTTTAGTAAAAGACTTCATAAAATAACCTATATAATTTTAATTATTTCTCCAATGTAGCTAAACTTAGCAAATTCTGTAGGATTAGGCACTAAATCATCAAATTTATTATCTGTTATTCCTACTTCTACCATTGATTGTCTGCACGCTGTTGAACAATTATTATCATAAATTTTATTTTTATCACCAAATAATTTATGAATCCAATTTATTGTGAAAGGTAACTCTTCAAAAGAATAATCTTCTTTTTTATTCCAGTATTCTCTTAAAGTTTTATTTTGAGCAATTGATAATTTATTTTCATTTGGTAATAAATATAAATCTATATGTTTTTGTCTAAACCTAGAATCAATAGTATAGCCATTATCATCTATTTTAACTATAGAATATTTTTTTATTATTTTACCTTCTGATACAATCTGTTCACCTAATTTAAAAGTAACTACGCCTTGCCTTCTTCTAACATCGAAGACGCCTGCAATATGAGATAATTTATTACCAGTTATAAACCAGATGATTCTTGCAAATAAATAATACCAGGGCTTTTTGTAAAATCCTAGGAAATCACCGCTTTTAAGATTATCAAATAAATATTTGCAAGAATCAGTTTTATACAACATTATACTAAGTCAAGATTTTGATTTTTTAAGTAATTCACTGTAAAATCATAAGCTTCTACTTCTTCTATTGTAGATAGATTTTTTATTGCATGAATATGAGCTTTATAAACACCATAGTTAGTATTAACAACATTTAGCATAAATATATACAATTGTCTTAATTGAACTAAAGTAATTTCAATTGATCCTCCATTATAAAAATATTCAAATATTGCACTTTCTTCAGTTATAACATTTAATTTTATTTGTTGTTCTAAACTTTGTATTTGTTCAGCAATTAAAGCTCTACCATCTCCTGACAATGATAAAATGAAATAATTATTTATTTTCATTTCTCTTATTTCAGAAGAATTAAAATGGTAATTATCTAATTGTTGTAATTTAAGAATAATTTTTTGTTCTAAACTTTTATATTCTTTATATTCACCGTTTTCTACAACCATTTGTTTTCCTGTTTTATCTTGAGCATCTTCATTGATTTCTATAAATGGCTCAGGAATAACATTATAATTAATATTATTAGGATAATAACCTTTTACTAATCCTGATTGTGAATCGTAACTAACTTTTATTTTCATATTATTTTGTAATAAATTATTAATATCCTATAGCCATCCAGTAAAAATCCCATACTTGTGCACTAGCATTAGTAGAATTTACTGTTGCCGCAGTAAAATTTGATGGTGTTTTACTAAGAACATTAGTTATTTGTGCATTTGTATTAAAATTTATTTGAACACCATTAGTAAAAACTGCTAAATTAGCGTTAGGAAATGTTAAATTAAGATTAACTGTAGGATTGCTAGCTCCTCCTGTATAAGTTCCCCATTGAATAATTATCTCATTAAAAGACCCTCCTATATTAATAGGAATTCTAATATAACCATTTGTTAATTGTGAACTAGCTGCAAATAAACTTAATATATTAGCTGCCGTTGCTGCTTTTGTAGTATCCGTTCCTATAGTTAATTCTGCATCTGTAAGTAATTCTACTATCCCTTTAACTGTATCAGATGCTTCTAACTCATTAAGTGACTTCCAAGAATTAACACCATCGCAAATTAATTTTAAAAACCCATAAGGATTTACTATTTCTTTTTGCGTTAAACCATCAATAGTATCTGTTCCGTTTCTTTGAACTGTAATTTTATTCGTAGAATCAACAGAACCTGATTCATCAATAACAATAATTTCTGCTCCTGCTTGGACAGTTGAAGCTTCAGGAAGAGAAAATGTTCTAGCTGCTGACATAGCTCCAATCTGAGCCACAACCTTATCTGTAGCTAAAATGGTATAATTTGCATCATCAACAGTTACTCTTCTATCAATATCTAAATTTGCTCTTGCTTCTGCTTTATCTGCAGAACCTAAAAAAGTAACTATATCAGCTGAATATTGATCTGATATTTTTGCCAATAATTGAGCAACTGTCATTTTCTTATCAACACTTGATTCGTTCAAATGTAAATAAGCAGCATCACTAATTGTTCCTGTTTTGGCTGGTAAGCCCGGTATTGTAATATTTGCCATAATTAACTATTTTTAAAGTTTATACTAAAAGCTCTAATATTTGCTGCTGTAGCGCCTGAAATAGGAATATCCCCATTTGCATCTGGCGTTCCAAAAGTCAAAGTATTATTACTAATTATTTTTGTAGTTCCTGCTGAAGATGTTGGTTTATAAGCAAAACCTAAAACATAATCATCTAAATTTGTTGTATCAAATGCAAGAATCATAGAAAAATGTTCGTCTTTAGTTAAACCAGTTCCAAGGCCGGTTGTTGCTTCAACCATATCATTTGTAAACTGACTCCATAATCCTAAAACATTAAACATAAAATTTAAATGATTTAATGCATAATTTCCATCTAAACTACCATTTAATTTTAATTCATCAGTGGGTTCTAATTTATTACTTCCACCTTGTCTAGTTTCTACTGCATCATCAGTAGCCCATTCTATTGTTATAATTGGTTTTGTTGCCATAATTAATATTTATTGTCGTTGATAAGCTAAAACGGCTAAGCCGCTATCTAAAATTGTTTGATCTTCATCATAAGCTCCTAAAATTGCTCCTGTATCAGTAACTATAGTATCACCAGTATCAGTAGTTAAATTAAAAGTTTCTACAACTCCAAGCTCTCTACCTCCAAATATTTCTTGCAATCTATCATCTAAACCGCTTCCTTCATAGTTAGCTACAAATTGAGAGCCTGCATCATCTACAAGATTATTACCTAAATCATCTTGCAAATTAGCGGCGGTTGTAGCAACTTCGGTTGCAATAAAAGGAACATCACCAGGGGAAGCATATATTAAAACAGCAACTCCCGCTGCTGATAATTTATCCATTACAGAATGAATATTTGCAGGCAGTGTAGGTCCGTTTGTAAATATTGTATATGCTGCCGGTGGATTATCAGAATAAACAACTTTTGTTGCATCTGTAATTACTGTTAAAATTTCAACTACATCATCAACAAAACCCCTAGAAGTATTTTTAAATATTTTTAATATTAAAGCTTTTCTATAATCTTCATCGCTTCTTGCTTCTCTTTTTTCAACAACAATATCACCTATTAAATCTAATTGAGTTCCTACTTGAGTTGAAATACTTAATAAAATTTTTAAATCTTCAAATACAGTATTTAATTCATCAAAAGTAGTAGCTGCAACCTGCAATACTTTATTGAAGTTAGGAGCATCTTTAAATTGCTCAATGTTTAATAATTTTATAGTATCGTAAATGCTCATAATTATAATGTTACAGTCATTCTACTTAAATCAAAATTAGGTTTTTCCCTAATTGATAAATTAATATTAGCTGCTGAATAACTAGGAGTTCCCCCAGGCGTTCCTGTAGAGGCTATAGTTATTGTTACTGATCCGATTCCAGGTATTGAATAGACAGGAGTATTAAATTTTTGAGTAACAATAATATCACCTATATTAAATTCATCTTCAGCAAATTCTAATAAAGCTGCTTTAATTGCTGCTTCACCATCAACTGGAAAAGTCTCTTCAGTATTATATGAATCAATTACAACATCAATCCATAAATAATTATTTGTAGGTCTTGAAAACTTTATATTATTAGGAATACCTTGGTCATTTGTTACTTCAACAGTTATATCACCATCAGAAGGCAAACCTGCAGTTTTAAGTTTAGATAATTTTTCAGCAATATCAGTATTAGATCCTCCCTCGACTATAGCCTCATAAGATTTTGGTTCAATACCATCAGAATCAATAGCAAGAGTATCATTTTCATAAACTCTACAATAACTTACCCCTACAACTTCATCTAAAATTTTTGCTCTTATAGCATCAGTAAAGTTAAATCCTGAAACGGCTATATCTTGTTTTCTTCTTAATCTTAATTCTTGATTAGACTCAATTTCTCTTCCAGTTTCACCTGCAAAATAATTTCTTACAGAATCTAACCCTGAAATAGCTGTCGAAATTTCATCAATAGTATTTGCTGCAATTTCATTTGTTCCTATTTCTAAAGCAACTACACCTATTACACTTTGAACTTTACCAACAGTCATTTTAGAATCTGCTGTAATATCATAAATATCATTTTTATCATCAGCCTCAATAGTCATTAAACCGCTTCCTTCATCAGTTATACTTAAGCCGATTGCTGCTGATTCTACAACAGCTTTTAATCCTGCAACAATTTCATCAGCCGTTGCTGTCGCATCTGCAACATAAGAATAAGTATTACCGTTAATATAAAATCTATATGTGGCATTATCTGTAATTGTTGTAACTGTAATTTGAATCCAGTTTGTAGATCCTTGAGCTATAAATTCATCAGTTAAAGTTTTTAAAATTAATCCTGTTGAAGATTGTTTTACTTGAGTATTTGTAGGAATTGAAGTTGCATTATCTCCTCTGAAACTTACATTGGCAGTTGAAGCTGAAGCTCCTTTTCTTTCTGTTCCAGTTAAAGAAGAAGCATTATCTAATGAAACATCCTCTGCAGTATTTACATTTAATGAATTATAAGTATCTTCTGCAACTTGCCATAATGAATCACTCATTCCACCAATTAATCCAATAATAATTGAGTTAGGTGAATCTTCACTCAAATCTGAATCTTGTCCGAATTCATTTTTCCATGCAGTTTCTAAATCTGATATTATATCTTCATTTGTCTTTCTATTAAAACCTGTAGAAGTTACTCCAAATGTCATAGTTTATAATAATTTTTGTTTATTACATAAGAAATTAAATTTTAAATAAAATTTCTTTAAAGTACAACCAAATCTTCGGTTATTACTGTATTGTTAATTGAAACAGCACTAAAAGAATATGAGAGCTTCCTAGTAGTTCCATCATAATCTATTGCTGATTCTGTTATTTCCCTCACTCCTTCAACATCTAAAATCTGTTCTCTAAATAAACTTTCAACCCCATTTATATCAACATTTTTAGTTCCTAATATATCTTCAAAGTAAGGTAAACCATGATCCGAATTCAAATACCACTCATCTTTAAAGAATCTAAGTCTTATTTTAATTCTTTGTAAAATTTCTTCATCAGTATTAGAACCAGATATAATAGTTAATCTTCTATCTGTAAAATATAAATCATTATCTGAATTTATTGCTAATGTTGTCATAATTTTATTCTATTTTAAGTTACGGGTCCAGTATTACTCGGCCCAGAAGTTACACCAGAATGAGTATGAGTAGCAAAATCTTTTCCACCAATTAAAGCTGTAGCTCCTTTTAATTCAGCTGTCGCTTCAACATTTGCTGCGGTTACTTTGCCAGAAATAGTAACATCTCCGGTAATATCAACATCGCCTGTAATATTTAAATTAGGAGTTGTTATATTAGCTTCTGTTGCATTAATATCAATAATCCCTGAAGGTTTTAATTTAACTTCTGATCCATCATATTTTATTAATAAATCTGTATTATTAGCAGCCGGTGAAGTTGTTGAAAAAGGATTTAAACCTAAATGAGCAACCGCATCAGTTAAATTATTTTGTCTAGGATCATCAGGAGTTACTTTATCACCTACATTTAACCATTCTTCTAAGCTTCTTTCAGAAAAAACTAATAAAACATTATCACCTACATTTACGGGAAAAGTAATAGAAGCCCCGCCTGCTGCAGGATGAATTACCGGAACATTATGAATAATTGGTAAAACTATTTCTTCACCATCATTATATGTTTGATTTAAAGCCGGTTGAACCTTAGCTCTTTGTTTTGTATAATCATATTCAGTTATTTTACCTGGCATACAAATATG